TGACTCCAGTTGAATGCGAGAGACTGCAAGGATTCCCTGATAATTACACCGACATCAAACCCAAGGGCAAGGAAACTCCTGACGGTCCGAGATATAAAGCGCTCGGTAATAGTATGGCCGTTCCTGTGATGAAGTGGATTGGAGAAAGAATCAATGGATCTGTTTAGTTTTTGTAAGGCGCACGGGATACTCGTGAATCAGATGCCACCAATAGGCGTATGGAAAAGATACCCAACAGAGGATCATCCCAATAAGCGCAATGGTGCGGTTAAGTTTATGGGTGATATGGCATTTGTCCAGAATCATGCGACAGATACAGAGGTATCAATCTGGAACTCTGACTCAAGCATCAAGACTGACCCGGCTAAACTCAGAGCTCAGTTGCACAAGGTAGATCAGGATAGGATTAGATTAAACCAGGAGGCAAAGGCTAAGGCTGACTCAATCATATCCAATTGCCAGCTCGGTACTCATCCATACTTAAAGGCTAAAGGGTTTGAGGAGGAGGAGGGGTTGATCTATGCTCGTGACTCGGAAAAGCTATTGGTCGTGCCAATGCGCGTGGCTGGGTTGATTGTCGGTTGTCAGTTGATTGACGAATCAGGAGATAAGAAATTCTTGTACGGTCAACGCACTAGCCTGGCAGAGTTTGTAATTGACAATCAAGGCCCACATATTTTGTGTGAGGGTTATGCGACCGGGTTATCGGTTCGTAAGGTGCTCAAGCACATGAAGAGGAAGTACACAATCCATGTGTGTTTTTCCGCGCACAATGTAAAAAAGATTGCAGAATCTTTGAAGCCTGACCCAATCGTGGTGATTGCTGACAATGACGCGAGCGGTACGGGGGAGAGAATAGCTAAGGAAATCGGTGCTCCGTACTGGATTAGCCCCGTAGTAGGAGAAGATTTTAATGACGCGCACAAGCGCCAGGGACTGCTTAAATCAGGTCTAAGCCTGACCCAATTATTGAATATGAGCTAAGTAGTGGAGGGTTTGGACTGTTATATTTCCGCCACTAATGGACTCGGCTAATAGTAATTGCCTGAGGATATCGTGCCCTATTTCCTCCACAGCCTGACCCGTGCCAGTATATTCAGAACGAACAAGGACTTTCCCGTCCTCGTCCTCTATTAGATCAATCGTGAATAATGCTTTAATCATCTTCTGATTTTACTTCTTCAATCATTACCTGAATGATTCTAGTTCCTTCAAATATCTCAATAACTTCGTACTCAATTCCCGCATTGTCTAAAATTTTATAAAGTTCTTTAGGGCTCATTTTTTTATTCCTTTAATTCGTCTACCTGGTTTATAAAATCTTCTCCGTGCACTACTTCGCCGGTATCAAGGTCAATATCTCCTTCGTCCCACTTTTCCCGCGCTAGTTCTTCTGCCTCCTCCTGGTCTTCTGCCTCAACATTTATGCGATAAACAATGTGCTCAACTCGAACCACAGATACTATAAATTTTTTCATTTTTAACCCTTTTTAAAATAAGCCTGACTCAATCGTGAAAATTATTCGTTTTTTGCCTCTGTTGCCTCAATGTAATAATCGCCTTCAAAATCTGCCCTAGCGTCAATTTTTTTATCTGCTAATTGTTGCCTGGCTAAATCTTCCGCCTCCTCCTCGCTTTCTGCCTGGATGTCTATGTAGCCCGAATAAGTTTCAGAAATGTAAACGTTAAATCTTTTCATGTTAGTAGTTCCTTTAAGCCTGACTCAGGCGTGAAAAATGGGTTATCAGATCCAGTTAGCGTGTTTTTTAAATGTTCTTTTATATTCCGCGTAATTCTTAAAAGATTTTTTAAAAGTGCAAACCCTTAAAAATTCATCCGCCATAAAATAACCCTGTCCCAGTTCCTGACCCGATTTTGCCAGTTGGTCGTAGGTCTCCCCTTCGTAGGCGTGACTTAAAACAATTTTCACTTTGTCCCATACTTTCTGCAAGTCTTCCCCGTCAACGCGACCATATCCATCATAAGAACCGCGCACAATTTTGTCAGGGGTGAGCGCAACTACTTGGTGAAATAGCGGCCATCCTCGATCTTTTGCAACTATTGGCATGTTAGTTTTAGCGCATGTTTTAGAAAAATATCCCATTTGTAAATTCCTTTTTATTGATTGTGAAAATTAGAGGCGTCCGACAATGCGTCCGTCCGCGTCCAAAATGTAAATAATCCAGGCGGCGTTATAACCCCAAATAACCTGGTCAACCATGAATTTTTTATCGGGTTGGGTTTCCTGAGCTCGGCGAGCGGTGCGGTGTGCGTGTAGTTCGTCATGGAATAATGTTTTCATTTGTGAGCCTTTGTTATAATGTCAGGTTCTTGATTAGTTATTTTGTAATCAATTATTGATTCATCAATGTTTAATTGTTCTTCAATGGTGTTATAAATCCAATCTGTGTTTGTTTGGCATCCATAAGAATCATGTTCTTTTAATTTAATAATCATTTCTAATTTTATGTACTTCATTTGTTAGCCTTTGTTATAGTTCCGCGTTTAACCCTGGCAAATACCCGGGCGGATTGATAATTGTTAAATTCTCGGTACTCGGTAGAGTCTCCGAATAGTCCGCCGTCCTTTTCTTTATAGTAGACAATCCACATAATCTAAGCCTCCAAAAGTTTATATTCTTCAACAATAGATTCGTGCACTGATTTACCCAAATCAATTAAGGTTTGCGCCTGGTCTACTGTTATGCCTCGATGCTCGGCGTATTTTTCAATTGTCAGATAGTCGTTGAACCATTCCAAATAATTAATTTGTAAATATTCTTTAATACTGCTCATAATTTAAGCCTCCTCGGTTTTGTTTTCGTGTGTAATGCCAAAAGCGTTAAAGTAACCACAAGCCCGGTCAATTAGCTTTATCTTTTCGGCTAATAGTTTTTTGCGGTAATGTTCAAGTTCTGAGAATTCATTAAGCCAGTTATAAAACGCTTTTATGGCTTTGTCTTTATTGCTATAAAGTTGATCTAAATCGGGTTTATAAACCGCCTCCCCAAATAGGTCGAAGCATACGGCCCGAAAACCGCGCCCGGTTCCGTCATAATTGCTCGGTACTGATTCAACAGTTAAAAACAATAAACCGGAACTGGTTGGCCTTGCATATAAAACGCGGGCCTTAAAATATTTAAGTGTTTCACTATCATAATAATGGGTTCTTGAATTTAGTTGATCTTGAGCGAATGCAAGAGGCTTTGTAAAATACCGATCCTCAAATAATCTCAAATCAGTATTTTGGCTAATGATTTTTGCAAGTGTGTTGTTTTCCATTTTAATATTCCTCGTTTTTGATGATGTAGTTGTGTGAGTTCCAGATTACTACTGGATTGTTTGGGTCTTCTAATAACGTAACGCTTAGATCTTCGCATCCGTCCGGTATCATGTTGCCGGGGGTTTCGCCGTCAAGCTCTACGCCGTGCGAATTGCCAAATCGTTCGGCGTAATAGTCACAATCTAGCGGGTCGGTATCGTCAAGGACGTATTGAGCGAGAATATCGCCGTGTTTATCTTGAATTAAGCAGTGCATTTTTAAGCCCTTTCTATGTCAACAATTAGCCGATCGGATAATTTACCAATGTAAAGCGTTCCAATATTTGAGAAAATAGCGCTATATACTCGCCGCCATTTACCATTTAATAAGATTTTGTACTGGGTCGGTATCTTAGAGCCATAACCCGAGCGGGTAGCTTGCAGTCCCAGTAGTTGCCAGGCTAGGGGCTCGGATTTAACCGGGGCGGAGACAGTTAAAAAACAATCCTTTGCTCCGTCAGGTCTTAAGTTATAGGTGCGAATGTATGCTTTCATAATTAAGCCCTTGCGATTAAGTAAAAGAAAACCTGGCAAAGGAAGGCGGAAAGCATACCCAGGGCGAGCAGGGCATTAGAGGCAAGCTCCTCACGTTTAATTTTTCTTTCGTATGCCTCGCGCAGTTGTTGGCGGTCGAGCGCGTAATGGTTAGAGACGCGGAACAGGGCTAGCCCTAAATCGTAACCCTCTGACATTCTGATGCTAATATCTTTTAATGCGGTTCTTGGTATGTGGTTCATTGTTTAAGCTCCTTTGATTTTTGATAATTTAATTAAACATTCTTTATATGTGCCAATAAATAAGGTTTCAACAGTGCTCATAATCGAGCACTCTCTGATAATGTAATCATCTGAGAATTTTGAATAAATAATTTCGTGCATGGTGTAAGCTCCTGTTATTGATCTAGACCGCCCGGGAGCGGTTTCGGCTATTTAAGCCTCGTCAGTAGACCTTAGAAATATCCCAAAGGGTGTCCGGTTTCGTCATAAACACGGATTACTAATAACCCTTTAGAGTTGTTTACATCTTCTACTTTGTATGTCCAACCATCTAACTCATCCGCATTGTTTTGATAGCAAATAAATTGAGCCTGTTTAGGTGTGAAGTAGCTTTGAGGGGTTTCGGTTGATAGTGTTAGCATTTTGTAATTCCTTATGCGGTTTGTGGTTGTAGTTCATCGTCCCAATTTGCCAGTACTTGTAAGGCATCGGATTCAATATCAAAAGCCCAATTTGTAGATTCTTCGTCCTCTACGTCATAAACTGCCACCACTTCGTAATAAGTGCCAAAGTCGTGGGCGTTAGCTTTTATTTTTAAATAACCATTTTCGGGCTCGGGATAGTGTTTAAGTATCTGCAAAGCAAAGAGCCGGCATTCAGCGCGGGCACGGTTGGCATAATCCTCTGAGCCTACCTGAACACAATCCTCATCATGTGGCGTTGAGCCAATATAAAGATAATCCATCATTTTTAAATTCCTTTTAGTTGGTTAAGACCGCCGAAGCGGTTTCGACTATTCAAGTCTCGTCAGTTAACCTTTAAGCCTTTGCTACATGCTCAAGGTCATGAATGCCTTGACCTGCTACATAACCAATAAAAAACATGATTTCATTTTGCTCTCCTACTATTTCACTGTTACTGGTAAACACTGGTTGAGTTAAAAATCTAACTATTCCATTTGTTTCGCTGTACTTAGCAACTATTGAATTCAATTTTTCTACATTCATTGTGAAGCGTGCTTTTAATAACATTTTGTATTTCCTTTAGTTGTTTGGTCTACTTTGTATCGCTTAATCACGATACGGTGTAGATTAGCACACTTTTATTCACTTCGCGACTATTCAACCAATTATTTTCTAATCGGAAACCCTTAGAACGAAAGTATTCATTGGTTAACGCCCGCCCGTATTTATAGCGAAGCGTTGCAGTTTCTCTGCATGTTCCCCTATAATCAACGTCTAATACATTAACTCAGACAGTAGGTAAGTATGACTATAAAGAAACTAACTCGTAAGCAAGTAAAGGAAGGATTAACCCAAATCCCAATAGATCAAATCCTTCACGTTCCCGGTGAACTAACCACAAAACAAAAGGAATTTGCAAAGGGTTTGGCTCTCGGTATGACGGGAGCAGATGCCTACCGAAACGCCTACGATACTAACGCAACTCCCAAAACAATAGGAGACAATGCCAGTAGGCTTAAAGCTGATAACAGAATTCAAGCTGAACTAGAAGCGTATAGATTAGCAATAGAGGCGGAAAAACATCGTACTCCCGCACAATTAAGGGCTCTAGTTATTCAATCACTGGTTCAAGTCATCATTGATCCTGATGCCTCACATAGTGCAAAGATCAACGCAAGCAAAGTACTCGGCACAGTAACAGAGGTGAGCGCATTCACCGAACGTAAAGAAGTAACGCACATTACCAATAGCGCCGACGCTAGATCAAAGCTAATGGATGAACTAAAGGCTATGATGAAGAGCCAAGCTATTGATGTTGACGTGAAAGAAGTCGACCTACTCCTTGACGAATTATCCGGCGCAGCATCAAGCACCCCACACACCCCTTTAGGCGTTCAGGAGTCCCTTGGTGAGCTACATACTATTCCAGACACCCTACCCCCATCAAAAAGTTTACCCCCAGAAAGCGATCAATCCACAGAAAACACCCCCTTATCGAAACCTTTTTGATTACATGGGGGGGTATATATTAGAACTTTTTTAGGGACAATTATAACGGTTATAATTGTCCCCCCCAAAAGTATTACATATGAAGATAAAACGAAGTGATTTGGAAACGAAGTTATTAATAAATCGCAAAATGGCGGTTAGAAAGCGGACGACTTTTGAAAAATGTTTGGAGGAAGATATGACACCGGCGCAAAGGGAAGTATTTATAGTGGTGGATGAGTGGTGGAAGAGGTTTGGATGTAGTCCGTCTATAAGAGATATATGTAATCAGAGGGGGGTTAAGAGTATTGGGAGTACGAGCCATATGGTTGATCGGTTGATTGAGCTTGGCGTTTTAAAGAAGGTGAAGGGTAAGAGGAGTATTCGCCCGGTGTATATAAATTTTAGGAACGTTGAGTGAGTGATATAGCTGAGTTGATCTCGAAACTGCCTATAAACGAGCAGGAGAAGTTGTTTTACGACTTCCAAGTTTATAAGGAGGCGATGGAGAGGGAGAAGGCTCAGGAAAAGTTTTTGAATTATGTAAAGATGATGTGGCCGGGGTTTATTCCTGGGAGGCATCACGCGTTGGTTGCTAAAAAATTTGAAGAGATAGCTGCGGGGAAGATAAAACGGCTGATTATTAATATGGCTCCGCGTCATACGAAGTCGGAATTTGCGAGTTATTTGTTGCCGAGCTGGTTTTTGGGTAGATATCCGGGTAAAAAGATCATACAAACGTCAAATACGGCGGATTTAGCGGTTGGATTTGGACGAAAAGTCAGGAATTTGGTGGGATCTGAGACTTATGCGAAGGTTTTTCCTGGCGTTGCGCTAAGACAAGATAGTAAAGCGGCCGGTCGGTGGGCTACGAACCATGACGGGGAGTACTTTGCTATAGGCGTGGGCGGTACGGTGACGGGTAAGGGCGCGGATTTGTTAATTATTGACGATCCGCATAGTGAACAAGAGGCTGCGATGGCGGCTGGAAACCCAGAAGTCTATGCCAAAGTCTATGAATGGTATACATCTGGACCGCGTCAACGTCTACAACCAGGTGGATCTATTGTTATTGTTATGTGCATGACTGGAGATACTCAGGTATTAATGGCTGATGGCACAGAAAAATCATTGTCTAAAATATGTGTTGAAGATAGTGTTGCTACGTTTGATAACGGAAAATTAACGACATCAAAAGTAAATAACTGGCGGTCAAATGGTATTGATACCATATATAAAATACGAACACAATCTGGCAAAATACTTCGTGCAAATGAGAGACATCCGTTTCTTGTAATGAACGAAGGAGTATTGGAATGGACGAGACTAAAGTATTTAAAACCGGGGGATTTGCTTGTATCGTTGAAGGGTGCAATAGACTTTCAAAATCAAAAACAAAACCCGGAATGTGCGGAGCTTGCAAAGCAAAGGCAAGCTACCACAAAAAAAATCCCGACGCACCTTGCCGACCAATTGGAGACCACGGCAAATGGAAAGGAGTGTCTTGCTCTAAATGTGAAAAGCCAGCAGTGTCTAGGGGGTTGTGCAACAACTGCTACAGAAAAGAATATTTGCCAAAACCAACCCCTGAAAAATCAAGAGCAAAGCGAATTAAACATAGGTACGGAATTACATTGGCTCAATATGAGCAAATGGTTAAAGATCGCAACAACCGGTGTGATATTTGCGGCGAAGAGCCTACAGACAAAAATACTAGGGCGCACTGGAACGGAAAATTATGTATCGACCACGACCACAAAACAGGAAAAGTTAGAGGATTGCTTTGCAACGATTGCAACCTTGCGGTCGGATATGGGAAGACGGCAAGCATACTTGAACGAGCTTCATCGTATCTCAGACTTCACAGCAGATGCAATTGTTGATATTTCTACAGATGGGCAAGAAGAAGTATTTGACGTAGAAATAGATAGGACAGAAAACTTCATTGCCAATGGAGTTGTAAGCCATAACACCCGCTGGGGTGAGGCGGATTTAACGGGAAGAGTACTCAAAGATTCGCTAATGAGGGAGAAAGGTGAGCAGTGGGAGTTAATAGAACTGCCCGCTATTATGCCAAGCGGAAAACCTCTATGGCCGGAGTTCTGGAGTATTGAAGAATTAGAGGCGCTGAAGGAGGAATTGCCACCTGCTAAGTGGAATGCCCAATACCAACAAAGTCCGACTGGCGAAGAGGGTGCTTTAGTTAAGAGGGAGTGGTGGAAAAGATGGGGAGATGATAGACCGCCGAAATGTCAGTTTATATTACAGAGTTGGGATACGGCTTTTACAAAAAGTGAGCGAAGTGACTATTCGGCATGTACGACTTGGGGGATATTCTATAAAGATGAGAACGTAGACGACCCGCATATTATTTTGTTGGATGCGTTCCAGCAGAGGATGGAGTTTCCTGAGCTCAAGGAAAAAGCTTTGGCGATGTATAAAGAGTACAGTCCTGATTGTTGTTTGATTGAGGCTAAGGCGGCGGGTTCTCCTTTGATATTTGAATTGCGTAGAATGGGGGTTCCAGTAGAAGACTTTACGCCGAGCAGAGGTAATGATAAGTTTGTGCGTATGAATAGCGTGACTGATCTCTTTAGGTCTGGTAAAGTATGGGCTCCAGAGACAAGATGGGCGGATGAGGTCATTGAGCAGATGGCATCATTCCCAAATGCTGCGCATGATGACTTGGTTGACTCCAGTACACAGGCGTTGATTCGCTTTAGAAAGGGCGGATTTATCAGTTTAGATTCGGATGAGAAAGATGAGTATCGCCCGAGACGTAAAGCCAATTATTATTAAGGAAATATATGTCAATTGACAAGTCATTAGCACAAGCTCCGGTAGGAATTGAGGCATTAGCTGAGCAGATGCCAGAGATAGAAATTGAAATTCAATTACCTGGAGAAGAGGAAGAGGATCAGCCTGATCCTGGTCCAAAGGGTAGTTTCTACGAAAACTTAGCCGATCTAATTGGCGAAGATGAGCTAAAGAAAATTGCTGATGAATTGATCGAAGACGTAAGTAATGATATAGATGCTAGGAAAGACTGGCTACAAACTTATGTTGATGGCTTAGAGTTATTAGGCTTAAAGATTGAGGAAAGATCTGAGCCGTGGGAAGGAGCTTGTGGTGTTTATCACCCACTATTAGCTGAGGCTTTAGTTAAGTTCCAAGCTGAAACAATGATGAGTATTTTCCCGGCGAGTGGACCGGTTAAGACTCACGTTATAGGTAAAGAGACACCAGAGAAAAAAGACTCTGCTGAGCGCGTTCAAGATGATATGAATCTTGAGCTCACAGAGAAGATGCCTGAGTATCGTCCTGAGACAGAGAGAATGTTGTGGGGCTTGGGTCTAGCTGGTAATGCTTTTAAGAAAGTATATGAAGATCCTACACTGGGTAGACAGGTATCTTTATATGTACCTGCTGAAGATGTGGTCGTTCCATATGGCGCGTCTAGTTTGGAAAATGCAGAGCGTGTTACTCACGTTATGCGTAAGACAGAAAACGAAATTAGAAAACTGCAAGATGCCGGTGTATATAGAGATATAGACATAGGCGATCCAGTTAATGTACTAGATGAGGTAGAAAAGAAAATTGCCGAGAAGCTTGGATTTAGAGCTACTTCAGATGATAGATACAAGATCTATGAAGTCAGCGTTAATCTAAACTTAAAAGGTTTTGAGCATACAGATGATGAAGGAAACCATACAGAAATTGGTTTACCTTATATAGTTACTATAGAGAAGGGTACTCAGAATGTATTGGCTATTCGCCGTAACTGGAAAGAAGGCGATGATCTATATATTAAGAGACAACACTTTGTCCACTACGGATATATCCCAGGATTTGGTTTCTATTGCTTTGGATTAATTCATTTAATTGGCGCATACGCTAAGTCTGGTACTTCCATTATTCGTCAATTGGTTGATGCTGGCTCACTGGCTAATTTACCAGGTGGATTTAAAACCAGGGGTCTGCGTGTTAAGGGTGACGATACACCGATTGCACCGGGCGAGTTCAGAGATGTAGACGTACCTAGCGGATCTATTAAAGACAATATCGTACCTCTGCCATATAAAGAGCCAAGCCAAACTCTTATGGCATTACTCAACCAAATCGTTGAGGAAGGTCGTAGATTTGCTAATACTGCTGATCTACAGGTCAGCGATATGTCGGCGGCCGCCCCAGTTGGTACAACATTAGCGATATTAGAGCGCACACTTAAAGTAATGTCTGCGGTTCAAGCCCGTATTCACTACTCTTTAAAGCAAGAATTAAAGCTTTTAAAGGAAATTATTGCTGCAAATGCACCTGATGAATACGATTATGAGCCCGAAGTAGGGGGTAAAAGGGCTAAAAAGTCCGATTATGAGAGCGTAGATGTAATACCGGTTAGCGATCCAAATGCCTCAACAATGGCGCAAAAGATCGTTCAATACCAAGCTGTTATGCAATTAGCGCAACAACAGCCACAGTTATTCAATATGCCGTTCTTATATAGGCAAATGTTAGAAGTTTTGAGCATTAAAAACGCAGCGAAACTCATACCTTTACCTGAAGATATGCGCCCAATGGATCCGATTACAGAGAACCAAAACGTGCTTATGTCCAAGCCGGTAAAGGCGTTCTCATATCAAGATCACCAAGCGCACATCACGGTTCATATGTCTGCAATGCAAGATCCAAAGATTGCATCGTTGCTACAGAATAACCCAATGGCTCAGCAGTTACAGGCCGCCATGATGGCTCACGTTAATGAGCACTTAGGATTCCAATACAGAATAGAGATTGAGCAACAATTAGGTATGACACTGCCGCCACAGAGTGATTCTTCTGGCGAAGATATACCAATTGATCCACAAGTAGAGGCAAGACTTGCTCCTATTTTGGCTCAAGCAGCAACTCGTTTATTGCAACAAAACCAAGCTCAAGTGGCTCAGCAACAAGCTCAGCAACAAGCCCAAGATCCTTTGGTTCAGATGCAACAACAAGAGATTGCTATCAAGCAAGCCGAACAACAACGCAAGGCACAAAAAGACCAGGCAGAAATTGCACTCAAACAATCGCAACAGCAGATTGAGAAGGCAAGGATTGCGGCACAGACCGCTACACAATTAAAGCAAATAGACGTAAGTGCTTTAAAAGCTTCTGCCGAAATACAGCTAGAGAAAAAATTGCGCGGAGCAGACATCAGACATGATGCTATTAAAACTCTAGCCCAACACGATCACGAGAAGATGAACAATCGTGAATCATTAATTGCCCAGACTATACACAACAGAATGGGTAATGAATCCAGCTTGAGCGAGGCTCAGTTACACCACGCGGCTTCTTTAAAGAAAGCTCAAATGGATAACGAAACTAAGTTACAACAAGCTCAAATGAATCAACAAACACCACAACAAGGAGGTGAATGATGGATCAGAATTTAGAATTTCTTTTAAGAGAGTACAAAGACCGAATGGACATGCTTACCCAAGCATTAGCCAGAGGGAATGCGCCTTCTTTTGAGGAATATAAATACATATGCGGTCAGTTGCGAGGTCTTGAAGCTGCATGTGGAATTATCATAGACCTTAAGGCAAGATTGGAGAACTCGGACGATGAGTGACATAAACCTAAATTTGGCAGTTGACTTAGATGCCATCCTTCACAAGAAAGACGAAGAGAAGGCGACTCAGCTACCAAAGCCCTCTGGATATCGCATACTATGCGCCATCCCAGAAGTGGAAAAGGAGTTTGAAAGCGGGCTGGTAAAAGCAGATACCACTGTTCACTATGAAGAGCTACTGACAACAGTACTATTTGTGGTTTCTTTGGGACCTGATTGCTACCAAGACAAGACTAGATTCCCGTCTGGTCCGTGGTGCAAGCAAGGAGACTTTGTCCTGGTGCGCCCCAACGCAGGTAGTAGATTGGTTATTCATGGTAGGGAAATGAGGATGATCAATGACGACTCTGTTGAGGGCGTAGTTGAAGATCCCCGTGGTATTAGACGTAAATAAAGGAGCCGGACATGGCAACATTTGAAGCAGCAAACGACTTTCCAGAACCAGAAGATCTGGTGGAAAAGGAACCAGAAGATAGTTTAGAGATTGAAATTGAAGACGATACGCCGGAAGAGGATAAGGGTAGAAGACCCGCAGATCCCGAGCGCGTTAAGCAACTTCAAGTTGAAGTAGATGATCTAGACAAATACAGTAAAGACGCTAAAGACAAGCTGATCCAAATGAAGAGAGTTTGGAATGACGAGCGTAGGCGTGCGGAAGCGGCTGAGCGTGAACGTCATGCAGCTTTGGAGGCGGCGCAGAAATTACATGAAGAGAATAAACGCATCAAACAACTCTTAAATTCAGGGGAAAAAGAGTACGTTCAAGCGGTAAAAACCTCTTCTGAAATGCAACTTGAAATGGCTAAAAAAGCCTATAGAGACGCATACGATTCGGGTGAATCCGATAAGCTAGTTGATGCTCAGCAAGCATTGACCAAGGCAACAATGCAACTTGAGAGGGCTAATAACTTTAAGTTACCCCCTTTACAAGAAGAAGAATTTCAGGTACAAACGCAACAACAGTACCAACAACCATCTCAGCCTGACGAAAAGGTTATGGAATGGCAAGCGAGAAATCCTTGGTTCGGACAGGACGAAGAGATGACCGCATCTGCTCTTGGGCTACACGAAAAGCTTAGGAAGAGTGGTATAGTTGTTGGATCTGACAGATATTACGCAGAGTTGGACAAGACTATGCGAAAAAGATTCCCTGAGAATTTCGAGGAATCGCAGGAAAGCCAGGCTCCATCTAGGGAAGACAGTCCCAAAAAGCCGGCCACGGTAGTTGCTCCCGCTAGTAGATCGACAGCATCGAAGAGGGTAAGACTAACCACATCTCAAGTCGCCATAGCGAAGAGGCTTGGGTTATCTAATGAGCAATATGTCCGTGAACTTTTAAAAATGGAGGCCTAACAAATGGCTAATGCAAAACAACTTGACCGTGAAACGACAACTCGTGCACTCTCTGAGCGTCCTAAACAGTGGATGCCCCCTGAGTTACTTCCTGAGCCTGACAAACAGCCAGGGTACGGTTACAAATGGATTCGGGTTTCTATGTTGAACCAGGCAGACCCAAGGAATATCAGCACGAGATTCCGTGAAGGTTATGAGCCTGTGGCAATTGAAGAGCAACCTAAGTTCACACTGTTAGTTGATCCCGAAAGTCGATTCAAAGACAACATCGAGATTGGCGGGCTGTTACTCTGTAAGCGTCCGATTGAGTTTGATACACAGCAGATGAAATATTATGCTGAGCAAACCCAAGCGAATGCTGATGCAGTAGATAACAGTTTAATGCGCCAAAGTGACAGTCGTATGCCTATTTTCAAAGAAAGTAGATCATCGACTAGCTTTGGTAAAGGCAATCAATAATTTGGAGATTTAAATGGCATATCCTACAGTATCGGCCCCTTACGGCCTAAAGCCTGTAAATCTTATTGGTGGACAAGTATTTGCTGGATCAACTCGTCAGTTGCCTATCCAGTACGGCTACGCTACCAGTATTTTTTACGGCGATTTCGTTAACCTTACCCAAGGTTTTATCAACCGTCAATCAGTTTCTACTGGTGGCGGCGCAGCAGGTATGGTCGGGGTTTTCCTTGGCTGTAACTACACAGATCCAGTAACTAAGCAAAAACGCTTTAGCCAATACTGGCCTTCTGGCACTTTAGCTGGCGACGCATTTGCAGTTGTTTGTGATGATCCTGACACAGTTTTCAAAGCTGTTGTTTGCTCATCTGGAACTACTGTTGCATCAGCAAGTATCCCCATGATTGGTCAAAACTACCAGATGATTAACAACACTGGTAACGTCAATACTGGCGACTCTGCTAACGCTTTGCTTTACTCTGCAACTTTGACTACAAGTACATTCCCTGTACGCGTTGTTGATATTGTTCGTGATACAGCTCAGTCTTACTCTGCTATTGGTAGCTCAACAACTACATCAATCACTATGACAACTGGACCTAACGGTAACGTGTTGCAAGGTGCTGACGTAGCTTACTTGGCAACTAACGGACAGCTTATTGAGACAGGTTCTTTTGTTACCGCAGCTATTGCAGCCGGCGCAACATCTGGAACATTGAACGTAGCTCCAGCAGTACCAGGTGGCGTAACAGCTATCCCATCCGCATCAACCATTGTGTTTACAAACTATCCTGAAGTGCTTGTTAAGCTTAACTTCGGTATACATGAGTATTACACTGCAACCGCTGTTTAAGGAGTAACATAAAATGGCTATTTCACGCGCACAACTATTGAAAGAGTTGCTCCCTGGACTGAACGCATTGTTCGGATTAGAGTATGCAAGATACGGCGAAGAGCACAAAGAAATCTACGAAACAGAGACTTCTGAGCGTTCTTTTGAAGAAGAGACAAAACTGTCTGGATTCTCTGCTGCACCTGTTAAGGCTGAGGGCAATGCCATCGCTTATGACAATGCACAAGAAGCATGGACAGCTCGCTATACACACGAGACTATCGCTCTTGGCTTCTCCTTAACAGAAGAGGCTATTGAAGATAACTTGTATGATAGTTTGTCTGCACGTTACACAAAGGGACTGGCTCGCGCCATGGCCTACACCAAGCAAGTTAAGGGCGCTTCCACTCTAAACAATGGATTCAACGGCGCTTACACTGGCGGTGACGGTCAGCCTTTGTTCTCAACTGCTCACCCATTGGTGAATGGTGGTACAAACGCCAACACTCCTTCTACCCCTGCTGACTTGAACGAAACTGCCCTTGAAAATGCAGTTATCCAGATTGCAGCTTGGACAGATGAGCGTGGTCTTTTGATCGCTGCTAAGCCCAAGAAGTTGGTTGTTCCTCCAGCACTTCAGTTCGTTGCAACCCGTTTGCTAGAGACTGAACTCCGTGTTGGTACAAACAACAACGACATCAACGCAATCAAGAACAACGGTTCTGTTCCAGATGGTTACACAATTAACCACTTCTTGACAGCACCTAACGCTTGGTTCTTGACAACTGACGTACCTAACGGTCTCAAGCACTTCGTTCGTACACCGCTACAAAACTCCATGGATGGTGACTTCGACACCGGAAACGTTCGTTACAAGTCTCGTGAGCGTTATTCATTCGGTTATTCCGATCCATTAGGTGTTTACGGCTCTTATTAATCCGTAAATCCTAGGTTAAAAAGGGGCTCCAAAAGGGCTCCTTTTTTTATGCAAATTTATTTGACAATAGCTGAAAATGGTGTATTATTTGTGCATCTGGGAATTTCACCTTGTTGCCACTGGCCCAGCAGACGATGCAACGATTAACAAGGTAACTTTTGCATAAGGACTTATTGTCATGGCACGTTCCACATTTTCCGGCCCAATTCTATCTGGGCAAAATCGCTTCGGTCCCATTAGAGATGTAGGTTATACAGACCTCGTTCAAACAGCTCTTTTAGACTTCTCCGTAACATCTCCAAACACTACTAACTACGGCGGTGGATCAGGTATCTTTGTTGCCTCAAATAACATTCCAAATAGTATTGCTACTATTTACACACCACAAGCTGGCGTGTTTAGCAATAGCGGACCTACTAAAGCTTCTGCTCCTACAGCAGATGCAACCAACCTCGTATACCGTGGTGTTGTGTTTTATGTTCCTTATAGCTGCAATATCACAGATGTTATCCTTGATATTGGTACAGTCCCTAAAGACAGTGCAGGTACACCCGTTGCAGTAAGTGCAATTCAGCCTTACGTTTCAAACAACTTTGCAACATCTACTGGTGTTTACGCTACATTTAGCAATATCTCTAGCCCTGCTGCTCAGAGATACACAGGTACATTTGTTGGCTCACAACTAACAAATAGCAATGCTACATTGCAAGACTTCCAAAACCCCAACGTTGGTCAAGACCCAGCATGGTTTGGTCAGATTGTTGTAACTTTAGCGATGACTACTACAGCGGCTGGTCTTACTTCTGGTCAGATTGAAGTAACAATGCGTTACAACCAAAACGACATGAACATTGGTAGCTCTACAGCTTACCCATACGGTAACTTTGACTAATCTTCTGGGGGCTTAGGCCCCCATCTTTAACCTTTAAGGAGATTAATCATGACAATGCAATATGATGTTCTATCGTCGTATAACACAACTTCACCTGCAAATATTACGTCTAACAGACAGCGCCTAAAAGGGTTTGTGTATCTTGGAGCTGGTACTGCTGGTAGTATTGTTTACACAGATACCACGTCTGGCGCTATTTTGTACAAAATGATAGTTTCTGCTTCAGACACTTACACAATCAATTTGATTTTGCCTGGAGAGGGAATTTTGGCGGCGGGCGGTCTAACGCTCACTTTTACCAACTGTTCTTACGTCACAACTATTTATGGCTAAGTCCCCAGCATGGCAACGTAAAGAGGGTAAAAACCCAAATGGCGGTTTAAATGCTAAGGGACGAGCTTCTGCTAAGAAAGAAGGTCATAACTTAAAACCACCACAACCCGAAGGCGGATCAAGGAAAGATTCATTTTGTGCCCGTATGACCGGCTTGAAGAAAAAGTTGACCTCAGAAAAGACCGCAAAAGACCCGAATAGTCGGATTAATAAATCACTTAAAGCTTGGAAGTGTTAAATGGACGTTATGGTACTTTGGAACTCCGCACTGTCGCTTTTTGTTGCAATCATAGGGTTTTTCCTTAAGGAGAAGTTCAGTGAGCTCCAAAGAATTACCATCCTTCTTAACAGAACCAGAGAAGAGATTGCTAAGGAGTACGTTACAAAACAAGAAGTCCATACAGACATCACTAGGGTCTTGGACCGTCTTGATAGACTGGATGAAAAATTGGATAGACTTATGGAGATTAGGAATGCCAAGTAAGTCAGCAAAGCAGCACAATTTCATGGAGGCGGTGGCCCATAATCCAGCGTTCACCAAGAAAGTAGGAGTCCCCAAAAGTGTTGGGGAAGATTTTAGTCAGGCCGATAAAGGCAAGAAATTTTCTAAAGGTGGAAACATGGCAGCAAAAGAAACAATGGGCCCCCGCACTATGTCCAAGGACGTAGAAAAGGGATCTAACAAAGATATCAAGCATGGTGAACATGCTATTCAAAAGCGCGGTCATACTCGTGATGAAATGCCTAAGATGAAGGGTAATGATATTGGCAATGGCCCAGCTATCAATACCATGAAAAAAGGCGGTAAAACTGTTAAGAAGATGGCTTCTGGCGGTACAGCTTCAGCTCGTGCAGATGGTATTGCTCAAAAGGGCAAGACCCGTGGTAAATTTTGCTAAGGATTAAATATGAAAAACGATCATCCTCCATTAATGAAAGAGCCAACTCCAGTTCATACACACAATGTGCATATGATGGAAAAGCTTGAAGAAGGCGGCCATGTTCATCACCATAAACATTATGGCGAGCACAAGGCAGATCACAAGAAGCACCATGAGCACGTTGAAGCTATGTGCGGTGGTGGAATGGCTAAAAGAAAATGATGGCGAGCCGTGGAATGGGCGCAATCCGCCCTTCCAAAATGCCTAAAGCTAAGACGATTGTTCGCTCGGACAATCCGAATGACGTTGAGGTTTATAAATCCGGCGGTAAAGTCAAGGGTTTGTATGCCAATATTCATGCTAAGCAAAAGCGCGGAGCAAAGATGAGGAAGCCTGGTCAAAAGGGCGCACCTACAGATCAAGATTTTATTGAAGCAGCTAAAACCCGGAGAAACAAATGAGTTTACTAAAGCATATTGAAGAGAATGTTGAGCATTTATATTCTCTTATTAAGCACGTTGCAGAATCACAATTGTCTGCTCATGGACATATTGTTCCTGAGACAAAGGCTTTGTTGGCTAAATTAGAAGAGCATCTAGAAGTTGCACAACCTGCTGCTCCAGTTATTGAAGGTCCAGTAAATGTCACTCCTGTTGTGGCTCCGGTGGTTGCTGATCCTGCTCCTGTTTCTACAGCTACTGTGGAAGCGACTGTTGTTACCGAAGCTCCTGCTACTGCTCCAGTGGTTGACGAGTCTGTAACAGTTGCGCAAACACAATCAGCAGCTAATGTTGCCAATTAATCATGGCAGAGAAATGGATTCAAAAAGCCATCAAGAAGCCTGGTGCTTTGCGTGAAGAGCTGGGTGTCAAGAAGGGCAAAACAATACCATCTAAGAAGCTTGCTGCTGCTGCTAAAAAGCCGGGTAAGCTTGGTCAACGTGCTCGACTTGCTGAGACGTTAAAAGGCATGAAGTAATGGCATACACAAGTGGATCAACGGCGTTTAACCTAGACTTTACCGAATTGGTAGAGGAGGCGTATGAGCGCTGTGGTCTTCAATCCCGATCAGGATATGACCTAAGAACCGCTAGAAGATCAATGAATCTGATGGCGGTGGAATGGGCTAACCGTGGGATTAACTTGTGGACAGTTGAGGAATGCGTAGTTACCTTGTCTCCAGGACAGGCGTTCTACCCAGTACCAGTAGATACCGTAGATATTCTTGATCTGGTAACTCGTACAAGCAATGCCAGTACAACCAATCAGCAAGATATTAACTTAAGCCGTATTAGTGAAAGTACCTATTCCACTATACCTAACAAACTAACGACTGGCCGCCCCATTCAGGCATGGTTTAACCGCCAGTCTGGGAATGCGGATGTAACGACTATTACGCTTGCTACAACATGCGCGGCAACAGATACAACGCTTACCCTTAGCTCAGTTATTGGACTGCGTTCTAATGGCTATATACAGCTAGATAATGAGATTATTGGATATGCAAACATATCTGGTAATACGATCACAAACTGCTACCGCGGGCAAAATGGAACTACTGCTACGGCTCATACTGCCGGGGCGATAGTAACTGTTCAGTACTTGCCTAACGTAACAGTATGGCCATGCCCAGATTCTTCTACCACTTACACAATGGTGTACTGGAGAATGAGAAGGATTCAGGATGCCGGAACAGGGGTGAATATCCAGGACGTTCCATTTAGATTTATACCTTGCATGGTTGCAGGGTTGGCTTATTTGATCAGTGTCAAAAAGCCGGAAGTGGATCCAGCGAGGGTTTTGTTCTTGAAACAGGACTATGAGCAAGCATTTGACTTGGCCGCCCAGGAGGACAGGGAGACGGCTCCGATTCGATGGGTTCCAAGGAATTTATTCTATTCGAGGTAACTTATGCCAAGTAAGTATTCCTCTGGTAAGAATGCGATTGCAGAATGTGATAGATGTGGTTTTAGGTATAAACTTGTTGAATTAGCCAAGCTGACAATCAAGACAAAACAGGTTAATATCAAGGTATGTCCTGAGTGTTGGGAAGAGGATCAGCCTCAGTTGCAACTTGGTTTGTATCCTGTGAATGATCCGCAAGCTGTTAGAGAGCCAAGACCTGATATCAGTTATTACGGTTCTGGAAACAGTGGATACCAATCTCAGAATGGCAATGGAAACGTTGTCACACAGGCTGGTTATCCTGAGAGTGGAAGTAGGATAATTCAATGGGGATGGAAGCCGGTGGGTGGAGCTAGTGGTTTTGACAGAGCACTAACTCCTAACTATTTGGTAGCCAAGGGTACGGTCAATTCTGTAACAATAACGTAGGAGTAAAAGATGGCTAAGAAAGAAATGGATAAGGATCTTGCTCAAGATAAAGCAATGATCAAAAAAGCTTTTAAAGAGCATGATCAGCAAGAGCACAAGGGCGGACCAGGAACAAAGCTTGCTCTTAAAAAGGGCGGTATGCCAATGAAGAAAATGGCTAAGGGTGGAGTTACTGGCAAGGAAATGCGTGCCGTTGGTCGCAATCTAGCTCGAGCTCATAACCAAAAACCTGGGAGCAAATAATGGCTGTAGCAAAGAACGTTAAACCTACGACTAAGAATAGTCCTGCCGTCAAAGTTGGCAAAGGTAAATTTGATGGTAGCGGAGCTGATTACGCGCCCCCACACAAGATGAGTGGTGAGCGTATTAGCCCTAAGACAGATTCTTTTGTAACTAAAGATCCTAACCGCTTATTGGCTAGTCAACAAAACTCTAAAGCTGGTGCAATGCGCGTAAGCATGGGTGATCCAGGTGCAGATGATGTTAAGACAGATGGTCAAAAAATGCGTGGAGCAGGAGCTGCTGAGCGTGGCTTTATGAGTAGAGGCCCAATGGCTTAAGGGGTTTCAAAATCAATTACGAAACTTTATACAATACCATCCAAGCGTATGCTGAGAATACGGAGTCTTTGTTTCTTGCAAATATTCCAATATTCGTGCAGCAATGCGAGGAAAGGGTATACAACACGATTAACTTTGCCTCCCTTCGTAAGAATGTTACAGGTACTTTAACCGCAAGTAATTCTTATTTATCTTTACCGATAGATTGGCTATCAACATATTCCATAGCTATATACACATCAGACTATACGACTGTGCCGTTTACCTACCTTCTTAATAAGGATGTAAACTTTATTCGTGAAGCATATCCAAATCCAACGGCGCAAGGAACACCAAAATACTATGCAATATTTGGACCGCAGTATGGCAATCAAAACGAACTGTCTTGCATTATTGGTCCAACTCCAGATCAGTCTTATAACGTAGAGCTGCACTATTTCTTTTACCCGCCTTCAATTGTTCAAGGGATTATTACTGCTGTAACTGGAATAGTAAATCCTGGCAGTGGATATGTGCCAGGTCTGTATCAAAATATTCCTTTAACCGGTGGATCTGGACAGAGTGCTTATGCCGACTTTTTAGTTGGATCTAGCGGTACTGTAACTTCCTTTACGCTTCAAAACGGCGGCAATTTCTATGCCGTCAATGATGTATTGGGAGTATCTGCATCTAGCTTGGGCGGATCAGGATCGGGCTTTGCTATCAATGTCAATACGATTAACAACTCAAATGGAACAAGCTGGTTGGGCGATAACTTTGATCCAGTACTTCTTTATGGATCTATGCGCGAAGCCATGTTGTTTATGAAGGGCGAGCAAGATTTGGTTAAGTACTATGAAGATAAGTACTCAGAAGCGCTTATGCTTGCTAAACGCCTCGGAGATGGACTTGAAAGAGGTGATGCGTATCGCGATGGAATGACAAAATTAAATACTAATATTAGAGGTAATGCAGCAGTATGATCATCCAAACCCAGACTACCCAGTTTAAATCAGACTGCTTGAACGGTTTGGTTAACTTCACAACGACTTCTCCGTATACCTATAAGGTGGCTTTGTATACTGCTTTGAGCAATCTTAACAATACGACAGCGACTTATTCTGGTACAACGGCAGAGGTTGTGGCTAATGGGTATACGGCAGGTGGTAATGTCATTACGATATCTGCTAATCCGGGACAGGATTTGGCTAACAACGTAGCTTTTCCTTACTTTAATAATGTGACCTGGACAGGCGCAACTATTACCGCAAGAGGAGCTTTAATTTACAATGCAACCACGGGTAATTCTGTTGCCATTTTGAACTTTGGTAACGACATTACCATGAACAATTTCACCATAACCTGGCCTGCCGCAACATCAACTACTGCGGTTATTACCATTTCTTAAGGAGTCAAGATGACTAACGAACTTTCAAAATTTGGCGACCATGCAGTTGCTACATTACAAGCTAATGCTAAGATCCCAGAAGGAATGGGCGTTGAAGGCTGGTATCACGTTGTTTGCCGCGACAAAGACGGAAACATTAAATGGGAAGAAGAGTTTCCCAACCTAGTGGTAGCTATAGGTAAGCAATTGATGCTTGATACACTACTCAAAGGTTCTAGTTATTCTGTGACCGGACCCTACCTTGGTTTGTTAAACGCAAGTATTACACCCGCCGCAACAGACGTTATGAGCACTATCGTGCCGTCTAAAGAGTTTATAGCTTATACAGTGGGCGGATCAGCCGTTCGCGGTACAGCAGTTTTTGCATCATCTACCAGTACAGGATCAACTCCTTCTAACGTAACATCTTCCACAGCAACGGCTATTACCTATACAATCACAGGTAGTGGTGGTACAGTTTACGGATGTTTCTTGGTACTTGGTACAGGCGCTTCTAGTGCTCAAAGCAATACAAGCGGTACTTTGTATTCTGAGGGTAACTTCAGCGTAGCCAAGACAACGACATCTGGAGACACTGTCAGCGTTGTTTACAGTACTACCGCGACTTCTTAATTAAGGGGTATGTATGGCTTTCTTAATCAAGGACCGGGTATTAGAAACCTGTAGTTCTCCAGGCACAGGCGCAATCACGCTCCTTGGTGCGGTCACGGGGTATCAGTCTTTTAGTACAGCGTTTAGCTCGACCAACGGAACCACAACCTATTACTGTATCGCTGATCAAGGCGGTGCAAACTGGGAGGTGGGACTGGGTACTTGGAATACAGGAAATACGCTAAGCCGTACAACGGTTTATGCTTCTAGCAACGCAGGTTCTACAGTTAACTTTGCCTCTGGTACACAAAACGTATTTTGTACATATCCTGCTGAGCAAGCTCTTTACTCTGGTGGTCCACTTGGTACACCAAGTTCTGGAACATTAACCAATGCAACCGGCCTACCTATTTCTACTGGTGTATCAGGACTTGGTACTGGTGTTGCTACAGCCCTAGCTAATGCGCTTAATGCAGCAAGTGGATTAGTTGCTAAAGATGCTAATGGAAACGTCTCGTATAACAACGATTCTCCTGGATATACAGCAATAACAACTTCTGGTGGCACAACCACTATGACTGCTGCGTCAACATATATTCAAAACTTCAAAGGTACTTCTAATCAAACTGTTAAGTTGCCTGATGAGACAACTATTCCTGCAGGTACAGCATACATCATCGACAATGACTCTACAGGTAGCGTAACTATTCAAGACAGTGGTGGTAATACTCTTGCTGTTGGGGTAACTGGTGCAGCGGGGTACTTCTACTCTACGTCTAATGCTACAGCCACTGGTGGGTGGGCTGGTTATGCCTTTATGCCAAACAACGTTCAGTGGGGGTCAGGTGGCCTACCGTTAGCATACGGCGGTACAGGAGCAACGACAATCTCTGGGGCACAAACAAATCTTCAAGTCGATCCTGCGGGAACGGCAGTCGCAATGGCAATTGCCCTCGGGTGATAAGGATAAAACATGGCAAATACATTTACTCGGTACGTCTCAAAGTCAGTAGGTACAACCCCGGTTGTGCTTGTCACTGCCGCGTCTGCAACGCAGACCACAGCGATTGGACTGACGCTATCTAACACCACAACAAGCCCTATTACTGCAAGCGTATACATAACGGCTTCAGCTACTAACTACTACTTAGTTAACAGTGCGACTATTCCAGTAGGAGGTTCTTTAGCTTTGTTTGGTGGGGATGGTAAAGTGGTTCTCAATACTGGCGATGCTTTCACCGTTGTCTCTGGAACTGCCAGTTCTATGGACTGTGTGCTTTCGGTTTTGCAAATCACATGATTAATTCAGGCATTTACAAAATTACTCATAGAGAGACTGGTAGGATATATATCGGTCAATCTACTAACTTGCGCCATAGAAAGATTACATATAAAAGCTCAGGTGGTTCTGGCAATGGAAACAGTGTTATTAAGAGAGCCATTAAGAAATATGGTTGGGATGCTTTTGATTGGGATGTAATTTTGTATGCAGAAGGCTATGATTACTTAAATGATATTGAAGCCAAGTTAATTGATTTTTACGGTTGTCTTGTGCCTAATGGCTTTAATGTAGAAATTGGTGGTAAAAATTCACCTTGCCCTGAAATTGTAAAGAAAGCTATAAGCAAAGCTAATACAGGCAGAGTGTTTACAGAAGAACAACGTAAAAAGATGAGCGAAGGTCAAAAAAAGCGTATAGCTAATATGACTGATGAGCAAAAAGCAAATCTTGCAGAGCTAGGCCGCAATATTAATCTTGGTAAAAAATTGTCAGAGGAACATAAGCAAAAAGTTTCTAAAACAAGAAAAGAACGAATTGATTTAGGGTTAATTAAGCCTGCTAGAAATATGCTGGGTTTTAAACATTCAGAAGAAACAAAAGCTAAAATGAGCGCATCTCGTACTGGTCAAAAGAGAACGCCAGAGCAAATTGAAAGATTTAAAGAAGCATCTAAAAAGCGTTGGCAAAACCCAGAGTACAGAGCCAAAGTTTTGGCGGCTAAAGGAGTTTCATTGTGTATATAGGCAACACCGTCATAACCCAAGGGTTTACACCGCAGGTAGATTTCTTCAGCGGTAATGCAAGTACGACTGCGTTCACGCTGTCTCGCCCAGTTGCGTCTGTATATCAGATGATTGTTAATGTAGCTAATGTAGATCAGAATCCTGGGTCAGCTTATACAGTATCTGGTAACACAATTACCTTTAGCTCTGCTCCTCCAACAGGTACAAACAACATCTGGGTTGAGTACACAAGTTTAATAACTCAGGTTATTGCTCCTAGCCCTGGTACTGTGTTTCTCGGTACGTCAACTTCCTCAACAAATACTGTCACAAACAAAATACAAGTATCTATAAACGGTACAACCTATTATTTGTTGGCATCTACTTCAGGAACATAATGAACGAAATCAAACTCTCAGCACAGG